AATTGAATCAACAGGTAAAAGCAAACTGCCTGTCTTAGTAACTCCCGTAGATACTACAGTATTACCTACTTTAATACCTCCGTGGAATTTCATCGGAAATTGATACCAATTCTTATTTTGAGCCGACAAAGTCCCGACACAAAAAACCATTATAAAAAAAACAATTAACTTTCTCATCTTTCTGTTTTTATGTTGCATATAAATTAACTCCTTCTGCTGTGTCGACACGGTATGACGTGCCAACAATATGATGTACATATTCGTGTGCTAAATCAATGATCTCGATATCTTCTGTTAAGTCAAGATTCATCAACTCATTATAAGTCGCCCCAGCATTGCTCGAATACCATAACTTAAACCATCCCTCAGCATTGTTTATTTCTCTCTTGTACCAAATAGCACCTGACGTGAGGATATACTCGGCATCTGTCCATTGATGGGAAGATGAGCTACTCAACGAAGATCCATAGTTTAATGGGCCATGAAGACCGATCCTTCTTATCCCTATTGACTGAATCCCCATGGCTCTCTTAATTTAAGAACCATACTTTGAAAGTACCTACAGATGGCGTGAGAAGTGTGTATCTTCCTTCAAAAATGACATTTTGAGGATAGATATATGCAAGATATTTCGCTGCAACAGCCTCCGACACCCCTGCCTTACCTGCTCTTGCTGGAGTAGTTTCTTCCTCCATGGCAGAAAAAGAACCATCCGTGTCGGTAAGATTCATAAAAGCTGCAACGATTTTCCCTCCAAGATCATGAGAGGCTGATGTAATGATGTCCCATGCTTCAGGACTGCCAGCACCACCATTGCCAAGTGCTTCATTATTGATTGTAGAATTGTATCCCATGACTTACTGTTTTATTACGTTTAACAAAAACTGACTTACTATCAATAAATTTCAGCATAAAGTTACGTTTTTTCCCAAAAAGAAAGGGATTCTTGTGAAAAAAATCCCTTCCCCGGCTAAAAACGGAATCGTAACATGGAACTTTTATTCTTCATCATCGTCTTTTTTCTCCTTTTTTGACTTCTTTCCCTTGGAAATTAACAATGCGTCAACTTCCTCCCTGAAAGACTGATCTCCATTATACAGGTCATAAAGTACCTCCATGGGTGCTTCAGTTCTTGATATCTTAGCTATTTGGGTGCGCCCCTGTTCTCCTGTAGAGTTCCAGAACCATATCCTCTTAGCCTGATCAAGATGAATCAGCTTCATGTCTTCAAGACTCTGTATGGATGCTCTGGCTTCAAGTTCCGCATTTGCATCCACCATCTCAAAGAATTTGTCCGGACCTCCAAGTTTCTTATCGTGAATCTTGTTGTCCAAAAGTATCTTAACCTGTGCATCAGAAAGAGAATCAACTCCTTTGATAGAGTAGGCTTTTGCAACCTTGCGAATTTTCTCAATCGGCAATCCGAGTTCTTTGTTATACAGAAGAACGGATATTCTCGATTCAAGTGACTTGGCCTCTGCTTTCTTCTCAGCCTCAGTAACAAGATCCTCAAACATGAATTTCGGGCTCGTGGTCTGCTTCAGTTTCTTATCCTTTGCGAGTTCTTCATCCCCAACTACCCTGTACTCTGATTTTCTCAAAAGGAAAAATATCAACTCGATATCCTCCTCCTGGAGAAGTCTGCTTCCATTAAAACGAAATTTCTTCGGGGTGTATTTCTTTCTGCCCTTGTTGTCAATAATGACATCATCAGCATACCTCCATATCTCCTGTCCCTTGTCGCCTGACTTAACAGTAGATTTAAGATCAAATGAAATGGAGTTTGGTTTGTCCGGCAATCTGTTATGTGGCAGCCGGCTCTTAACGATTCTTTCCGATGGATAGACAATCTTCACCGGAAATTTATTATGGAAAAACTTTTTTACCGCATCAATGTCGGGTTGTGCCAATTTGTAAATCTCTTCATTCTTGTAAAGCATATCTATTCAGTTTTTAAAAGGAATGGAGGGATGATTACGCACCCCTCCTGTCCTTATGGTTACAAATAATTAGGTTTCAAGGATCAACATCTGGTTGCCTCCACGGAAGTGAGCACCTACGTTACATCTCTGATAAGTATTTCTCTTATCAAATTCAGTAACTTTCAGACCTTCGCCTGCGCCACCTACCTGCCATACTTCCATTCTCCGGCTGTATTTTCCGAGTGCCTTGTAACGGGTACCCATAGAATCCACCATGTTGCCAGAAACAGGGTCTTTCCTCTTGTTGATAGGCATAAATACACCCATTGTAGGTGCATTATAACCATCAGCTCCATAGAGTTTCCTGTTATTGAATACACCCATTCTCTTGAAGAGGAATGTCCTCTCACTTTTGGTGAGGTATGTGAAGTTCACTGATGCCCCAAGTGACTCGTTCTTATTGAAAAGAACATCATTGGTAGTCTGCTTTGCAAACGAGATGTTGGTGTTTGCAAAATAGTCTTTCAGTGCGTTCTCAATGTCCTGGTGAAGTGTTATTCCCAGAAGACCGAGGATGTAGTTTCCTGCAAACTCCCTGTCAAGGGTGTTGTCCATTTCGTCAAATTCGTCAATATCGAAAGCACCGGATACATAGGTCTGCTCATTGCCGACACGCCTTACATAAGGGATGAGACCTTCAGTTGTCTTGATGACCCTGTTCTCATTGTCATCATCAATAACGCCTGTGGTGTTGGTCGTCTGCTTACCCCAAAGAAGCGCACCGTCAATGCGGAGTGCCATCCGGTAGTCAATATCAATCTGTCCTTTGAAATAGAAAGCGGGTATTGACTGTCCCTTTGTGGTTACATCGAACCATGTCTGGTTGGTCATCTCAGTTCCGGTATATCCAATAGTCTCCTTTATGATCTGTGTGGAGTTGGAATATTCCCATGTGCCGGATACTGCACCCTGTGGCTGACCTGATCCTTCAGAGAAGGCATTGGACATAATAACCAGTTCTTCACCTGCTGTGAGTGCAGGGAACCTATCGGTACTCTCGTTAGGCTCTACCGTAATCTCCGGTGCGGTCGGGTCTGTTACGTCAATGTCAACAACAATACCTGTCACTTCATTCGGGAAGAGCATCTGGTCAAACTTCCTTACATAGTAGTTGTTGTTTGCATCAAGGTCTGTGGTGTCAAGAACAAAGGTTATCGGGTCTCCCTGTGCGGGTTGTGCCACGATCTCCCTTGAATGGACTATCTCATGAATATGGTTTTCTTCAAAGTGACCATAAGTGTCCTGTGCAACCGGTTTCTCAAATCCCATGGACCTGATTAACTGGAAAAAAGAAGCTCCCTGATCCCCGTATCTGCTGAAAAGCTGATTGAGGTATTCTGGCTTATGAATATCAAAGCCTGAAACTATGTCAGAGGCATATATTTGAGCAATAGCATCTGGATTCATTGTTTTATTTTTTTGATGTTAATACTTAAAATTGCCTCTTGTGATTACTGTGTAAAAAATTACCTTTCAAGTTCTGCCTCAAATGCACGTTTCTTCTTGGCCTCATCCGTCATTTCTTCACTACCCGGAGGTGTGTCGTCATTCTTTTTCTTGGATGGGTTGTGGTAAGTTTCAAGGTACTCCTTCTCCGACATGGTACGTGCACGCTCAAATACGGTGTGCATTATGTCTTCAAAATAGTCATCCCTGATTTTTCTGAACATGGATGTCGCTACATTCTTAATGTTTGCTTCATTGGCTTCCAATTGGTTGCCAGCAATATAATCAACAGTAGCTTTTACGAGCTCTTTCTTTGCCTCCTCCGGCAATGCGAAGTTGGCCACGGGCTCTTTAAATCCTTTCATGTGAATAGGTAGATTCGAATACGTCTCCACCATCTTCTCGCTTACCTTGCTCCATACGGCCTTCTGTTCCGTTTCGATTTCAGGTGTCCACTTGGTTTTCTTTTCGCCCTCTCCGGAATCTTCCTTTGATGGCTCTGGCATTTTGATCTTTGCTTTGAGTCCTGCGAGTTTCGCCTTTGCTTTCGCACCTTCCGATGCTACTTCCATAAGGTTAAGATCCAAGTCCTCTTGCGTAAGGTCTCCTGCCTCAACTTTCTTGGGGTCCACATTGTATTTCCTCTCGAAATACTTTCGTACCTGTGGCTCCTGTCCGGCCTTTTCGGGATTGTCCACAATATACTGAATGACAAGCGCATCTATGGGTGCCATATTTGCAACGTCAGTAGTATTAAGTTTGTAGAATATCCCGACATCTTCTATCCCCGTCTCACGTATAAACTCATTCATCTTGGCAAGGTTCTCATTTACAAACTGAGTCTTCGGTTTTGCCTGTAATTGAGTTTCAAGTTCCTTGGTCTTCTGTCTCAGAGTCTCAAGCTCCTGAAGTGATGCGGGTATATTTGCCTTTTTAACTTCCTCCACTGTCTTGTACTGCTCACCGAACATCTCGTTCAGTATGGCAGACCTGATAGCTTCTGGATCTGGTACGTCATTTTTTGGTGGGTCTGTTTTCGGAGGATCAGACTTTGGAGGGTCTGTCTTTGGAGGATCAGTATTCACCGGTTCTCCTTTTCCTGCGATCTGTGCTGCTATTTTTGCCGGGTCAACACCTTCTGCATTCATTAATGCGGTAACTTCATCATCTCTGCCGTCTTCTTGTCCCATAAATAATTATGTTTTTAGTGTAACAAATATAGTTATAAAATTTATTTTACTCCCGCAGACTGCGTTTTTGCGGTGTCTGAGACAATTCCAAGAGTGCTTTGCAGTGTCAGCAATTCCTTCTCTCTCTCATGTTCTTTTACTGCAAACTCCTCATCAATCTCTTTTTTAGCCCGATAAGTTGCAATTGCGTTTTCAGTTTTAGTCTTTTCTTTTAGACTATTCTCTTGGATTGCACTTTCAGTCTTAACTTTTACGGTTTCCTGCTCCCGTTTGGCATCCAATTCCATATTTTCCCTCTGGAGTTGCAACTGGCGTTCTTTGTTCTTTTTGCTCTTGTAATTTAGATACGCTTCTGCATATTTGAGATTTCCTCCCTCCAAAAGTCTTTCTATCATCAAAAAGTCCGAAAGTTCAATTCCGACAATTCCATCCCTGTCCGGAGACATCGCCTGAGTTGCTGCCTGTAAAATGACAGCCTTGCGCTTATCAGTAGGACGTGCTTCATATTTGATGTAATAATCTGCATCCACGGTATCGGCACCTACGCTGATGACCTGAACACCTATCCTGCCAAGGATCGGCATATATCCCTTATAGGCTTCTCCGTTATTCTTAATAAGGAGCTGTAACCTCATTGAGATATTCTTTGCAGTCTTTTCTTTAATGTCGATATAGGCACTGTATATCGGTCTGAGTGCGTTGTTAGTTGCGGCCAAAGCCATCTCTGAGCCACCTACCGACATCTCTGTACTTGGTGTTGAGGCATCGGCAATCTGATTTATGCCTGTGGTCTCCCTGATATTATTCGTATTGACCTCAAACAACTGCACAAACTCTGCAAGCTGATTTCCAAGTCCTCCCTGGAGTTCCTGTATCGGCTTCCATCCTCCCGGTGTATTGGCAATACCCTTATGTGTGGTGGCACGATATATAACGTCACCTGTCTGCCTTCTTATCTTCAGAATTTCCAGAGGTGTCATTTTGTTCTTTCCTATGGATAGGTTCTGTAGGGATGTCATCTCCACAGCAATACCCGGAGGTGATGCCATAGCAATAGCATTTTGTAGTTTAAAGAAAGCCAATGTCATCTGGTGTATGTAGGTCTCAGAAAGACTCACAAGTGATCTGTATGGCAGCTTGTAAAGATGGTATGACAACTCCACTTCTTTCTTGCCCGGACGTGGGATGTCGTTCTGCAATCCAAAATCATAAACATGGTTTGTGCCAACAATCCACTTGCACTTATAGACAACTTTAATGTCGTACTTCTCGGTTTTTTTCTTCTCGGT